GAGCGCTACATCGTGACCGTGAAGCTCAAGCGGAGGGCTGCCTGATGCCAGCCGCACCGGTTGATGTTCGCGCACAGGTATTCAGCAACCTGGGCCCGGTGATCGGCGGGCAGCTATCGGATGATCCGCTGGCACCGGGGGTGGGCCTGCTGCGCACGCAAGGCGAGGTAGTGATCAGCGGCCTAATTCAGCCCGCTAGGGGGACTGAGCTGCTGCTGGGGGTGCGGCTACCCGGCGGCAAGTTGACGCGGTTCCCCAGGCGCCTCCGGGTAATCAAGGCCGATAGCGACCCGATCAACAACGAAACCACCCTGACGGTCGGGTGCCTGCTGGCCCTGAAGTGGGATCTGGTACAACCGGAGATCTACTACGCCGCCGACTACCCAGCGTGGACACCGGTTGATGTCGCAGCAGGCTCGACACCGAACATCTGCTTCCTGAGCAGCGTGGTAGCCGTTGCGCTCGACCGGTGCGGGATCACGCAGGCCACGGGCAACCCAGCGATCACGTTCGCCAAGGCGGTGGCCAGCATTGACCTGTCTGGGGGCTACCTGGAGATCGCCAGCCGGATCATTGCGGAAGCGGGCCTCTACGGCTTCATCGATGCTGCCGACAAGCTACGGCTCCGCCGGGTGCTGGTTCCTGCCACTAAGGGGCCGTTCCTGACGATCAACGAATTGCTCACCATCGAGGCGATCGGCAACCCGCCGCCGCCGGAGGAGATCACGATCAGCTACGGGGATTCGATCTGGCCCACCGTGGAAACCTCCCCTAACTACAAACCAAAGACGCCGGGTGAAGAGTCCTACACCTGGAACGCGGGGACCGGCTGATGCAGAACTGGACCTATCAGAAAACGATCAGCACTGCTGAAACCTATGCTGTTCAGTATAGGTTTAGAATTGCAGGCCCGCCCGTAAGGTTTGAGACAAGATCTGATTCAGTGAGCTTTGCTTCTACATCAGAGGTGCTGACTGAATATACGACGCTTGAATACCTTGATAAAGACGGAAAAAGGCAAGTCCAGGATGTAGTAGCAAACACGATTTCAACCACAACAACCTGCGTCGGTGCTGCTAACCCTACTCGGTGGAAGTCAAAGCTAGAAGCGGGCAGCCCTGCCTTTCCTGGTGCCCTGCTGATCAAGCGCACCGAAACCTTTAACAAGTACATCATCACCCAGGATGGCCCTGTTGAAACGGAAGTCACGACGTATGAGTACGAACCCAGGATTTCGTTTGCAGGTGGCCTGTCGATTGAAAACTATAAAAGCATTGATCTAGGAGTCGGCAATATCTTACTCAGAAAGACGATCGTACAAAAAGAGCAAAACAAATCGATTGACCTTACAAAGCAAACGACGGTCATTTATGAAGCCTGGGGGGCTACTTCGGCCGGAAAGACGGTTGCAGCATCGATTATGGCTGGTCTAAAAAGAGAAGAGGAAGGCAAGCGGATCAGCGGCACCTACACCCTCGTTGATCGGATGAGCGCTCTGGTCTGTCGCGGAGTTGAGAAGACAATCAACATCGGGCGAGGCACGGCCCCGGCGCAGCCGAACAAGTTAGACCAGGAGAATGAAAGGCTACAAGGTGCTCAAGATAGGCTGAACACCAACGGCAGCTGGAATCAGTTCGGCCCATTGGGTAAACCCTATGAAAGCCAGAATATCGATCTATCATTTGGTTCCGCTGGAACAAATAGCACAGATAAATACAATATGCAGTTTGCTCCTGATAGCTACCTGCGACCCGCTACGGATGCAGGCGACAATGGCACGGGGTTAAAGTATGTCTACGTTTCTAGTGCAACTGCCGCCTACGAATACGGCAGGGCGATTCACTACATCCTGTCAGGGATGGCCAATGGCAAGAGCATCACCACCGAGCTTCGCAACATCCCCAGCGAACCGATGGGCACCCTCTACCTGGAGGCGGCCGGCACCGTGGGCAGGTTTCGCGCCAACGGGACCACCTTCGCCTGGGACTCTCAAGGGTTGGTCGTGGGCTGTGATGCCATGCTTGACGGCGGCGCGGGCCTGGTGACGGGTGCTACCGGTGCTGACTGGTTCCCGATGATGGTTGCCGCAACCAACCTGCCGACCGTTACCGCCACGGCCAACAGCACCCCCGCCCTGGCGAACACGATCACAGCGCCGGGTGGGTTTGACCCGATGGCACCGGGGAACATCTGGGCCAGCTTCGGGACGGCTGGTGTCGAGGGGGATGTGTACGCGGCAGATTTGACTAGGGCCAGTGTGGTGGGGGCTGTGGCGGAGAATGTGCGGCGGGAAAGCGTGAGCCGCTCGCTCACCTGGGTTTTGGAGGCTCCTTACAGCTTGACTGCAACAACCGAAAGCATTACGAGCGTGTCTGTGTCCTACGGGACTGCCTTGGTTGTGCATGAGATGTTTGCGGGCAGTGGGTCTGGCGTTATTGCAGACCTGTCAGCTGAGATCACTCCAGAGCAGTTGTATGCAGGCAGCGGGTCTGGGGTTATCGCAAGCCTGTCTGCCGAGATCACCCCAGAGCGGTTGCTTGCAGGCAGCGGGTCTGGGGTGATAGCGGATCTCTCGGGTGAACTACTCATAGAGCCGTTGCTTGCAGGTAGTGGGTCTGGAGTTATTGCGGATCTGTCGGATGAAACCCTTGTATTGCTTGCGGGGAGCGGGTCTGGTGTTATTACGGATACCCCTGTGCCAAATGCGTTGCTGTTGCACATGGATGGCAGTAACGGCAGTACGACATTCACCGACAGCAGCAGCAACGCACACGCGATGACCGTCAGCGATGGTGTCGTTACCATCACAACAGCACAGAGTAAGTTTGGCGGGGCATCTGGTGAATTTGCTGGAGACCTGCGCACTCCAACAAGCTCAGATTTTACGTTTGATGGCGATTTTACAATTGAGCTATGGGTAAGACGAACCGGCGCCACACAAGAATACGATACGCTAGTGTCCGCCTCGAATGAGTCACAATTAATGATACGGGCTGGTGGCACTGAACTCGGCTCAGCTGGATTCTTTTTCGGTGGCTACGCAAGCTGGTTTGCTAAAGGCTTTGCGTTGACTTTAAATACTTGGCAGCACGTAGCAATGGTACGCAGTGGCTCCACTGTGACTGCCTATGTTGACGGAGTGAGCATAGGCACTACTACGAGTTCAGCCACGATAACATGCGATTACCTGATCTTTGGAGATTCCAGCGTCAGTGGCCGTTTCTTCAAGGGTCAGATCGACGAGGTGCGGGTCACCAATGGCAAGGCTCACTACACCTCAGCGTTCACCCCTCCATCCGCTGCGTTCCCCAATGAATAACAACTAGCCAAGCTCTGCTTTTTGCCGGGAAAACTGAAGCAGTTACGGAACGCCCATGCCTGCCGCAATGCTCCAGACCCCCTACGAAGCCGATCGACTGTTCGCTGGGGTCTATGCCGGCAAGAAAGCCCGCCTGTGCCTGGCAACGACCACATCGGGATCCCCCAACCTCAGCTCAAACACGGCGGCATGGGACGCCGTAGAGCGCAGCGGCTCGGGCTATGCCCGGTGCGAGTGGACAATTCCAGCAGGCAGCTTCAACACCACCACAGACCGCTTTGAGGCGGGCACGTACAACTGCACGTTCACCGCTTCAGGCTCAGCGCTTACCTGGAACGCTGCCTATCTGGTGATCGGCACGATCAGCGGCAGCACCGTGACCTGGGGCACTGGCGTGTCGTTTGTGCTCAACGAGAGCCCCAGTATCAGCCTTGCAGCGGGATTGAGCCGCATCTACACGGTTCAGTTATTCACCGATGGGTTCACGGTAACGGCCTGATCGGGAAAGCTGCCGTAAGCGGTTGCTGCAATGGACGTTCTAATCTCACCGGATGCGCTGGCCAAGCAAGCGCAGCTCACCTACGAAGGAAAGAGCTACAAGCTGATGCTTTGCTTCCGCGATGGCGAGGTGCTGACGCAAGCCAGCCTGATGAGCGCCTGGAATGCGGTAAAGCTGGCGAATGGTAACGGCTACACAGAGAAGACCGGCACCATCGGGACCGGCAGCTTCAATAGCGGCAATGCCCGCTACGAACTACCGCAGTTCACGTTGTCGCTAACGGCATCAGGCAGCGGCTTCATGTTTGATGCGATCGTGCTACAGGTGGACAACCGCACCTATCCAGACCGGGTGGTTCTGCTGCCGACACCCGAGACGCTGCAATCAGGGCAAAGCAAGAGCTACGTGCTGCTGCTGGCACAAGGATGAGCCTGATCGTTGACATCAACCCGGTGCCATGGAAGATCTTGGATATTGTGAAGGCTCGGATCCTGAAGAACCGGACGAAGATGGCAAAGAAGGGGCTGGACTGGTCTAAGGAAACGCTTAGACGGGAGATGGCCCTGTCTCCGGCGCCGCTGATAAGCAAGAGGAGGGATGAACCTAGTTTTGTGCCTTCAGGAAGGTTTGTAACTTACACCATAGAAGGAGTAAGAAGGTATTTTACTATTTCTGGAAGCGTTAATGGCGCTAGGAAAAGAATAAGAACATCGTGGACTGTTTTTGTGCAGTGGGAAGGTCAGGCAACACAGCCAGAAGGGCGCGACAAGCAGCCAATACTTAGGGTTGAAAGTGACAATGACACTGATTGGAATCTTAATTTTTCAGGACCAAACGTAGACACTTTCTATATTTCTCAATTTGAAAGTCTAGAAACAGGCGACGAGGGGCCGCCCTTGTTTATTTTTTCCAACGCGGCAACATCGCAATCTTTTTCACAATTCACAGGAAGAAGAGCTTCAGCATTTAGCATAGCTTCTCCTTTTGACTTAAGCGACTTTCCCGCCACTAATTACGATTCATTCAACAACAAACCGTCTTCTGACTACCAAGTATCAACTTTTTATGTTCATCCCAGCATTGCTTGGGGCTACGAAGCGGCCATTATGTCAACAAGTTTTAACCCCTTGCAAGCATGGACTCTCGCGCCATATGTAGCACCAAATCCAAACAGCAAAAATCCTGCGGCAGCATCAACAACATCCAACCCTTTAGTCAACGAATACGACATATCCAAAATCAGTGCTGCGCCCGGCTACGTTGAAACATCTTCACTTTCTTTCCCGGACGAAAGCTGCCCGACAGGTTTTGTAAACTCTGGTGTCATTTACGAAGCGAACGTAACAACGCCGCCTTGGGGCTTTAGCAGCAGCATCTACACAGAGATAGTAGCGGCTTCTCCGCCACAAGTAACAGGCGGAAGTAACTGGTCAATAACATGGACCAGCCTGCATGGAGAGCAGAAAAGCTACTCAAGAGACTTGTTCCCACCGGATTCTGAATGGAGTGACCCATTTCGACCATTTGGTCCAGCTGGACCTCCACCGTATGTAATTTTGCAATACGTTAAGCAAATTGGAACAGTAAAGGATTGCATGATTTCCATGACTGTTAACCCATGACCACCACCCCCCAGCCTGACTCCATCGAAACCCTCCTAGAGACGGTGCAAACCCGGCAGCTTGCCAACCGCATGGCTGCTGCCGAACGCGAGCAGGAGCGGCGCCAACGACCTAAGCCACAGGGCAAACGCTAAGCCGGAAAGCTGCGCTGTAGTTGCTCGCGGGCGTGATGCCCCGACCAAATGAAAACGCGATGGTTTGAACAGTTCATCCTCCAGAGCCCTGAGGGTGGCAGCGAGGGCGGCGGCGGTGCTGGTGCAGGCGGTGGCACAGGGGCTGGGGCCGGTGCAAGCCAGGTCGCTACCGACCCTGCTGCCGGCGCTGGTGATGGCGAGGGGACCGGTGATGACGACCTATCCCGCGTCAAGCACGCCCTCGACCGTGAACGCACTGCCAACCGCGATAAAGATCGCCGCCTCGGGGCCCTGGAAGCTCAACTGCGGGAACTGACCACCACCAACCCTGAAGCGGTACGCGAGGCACAGGCGAAGGCCCAGCAGGAGCAGGCGCGACGGGAGCTGATCGAGCAGCAGGCGGCCCTGGAGCGACAGCAGATCGAGGCCAAGTATTCGCAGCAGTTGGAAGAATCGACCACTGCCCTTCAGGCCGAGCGGGAAGCCCGCCAGCGCGAGCTGGTACGGCAGCTAGCCGAGAAGGCATTCATCGGCGCCAAAGGATCCACAGAGGTATCCGAAATCGACGGCAGCACCCCCTTCGATTCGGTCTGGAGTCGCTTTGGCCCTCAGTTTCGCAATGAAGACGGCGCACTTGTGGTCGTTGATGCCAACGGCAGCCCAGAGATCGACCCGGAAACCGGCAAGCGCTTTGAACCCGTTAAGTGGCTCCGGCGGCTGCAATCCGATCCCGTGTGGGGGCGCAACTTTGAGCCCGCGATGGGAACCGGCGGCGGGGCACGTAGTAGCCGTGATGGTCGCGTTTCCAACAGCAAGGATCTAATGGCCGTGCCCCTTAGCACCGCTATTGCGGACGTTTTCGGTTGATCGGCTGTTAGCGGCTTAGGGGTCAGGGAAAGATCGAGCAACAGGGACCAACCGATGGCGTGATGCCTTGGTTGGTCCCAACCAAAAACAGCTTGGCGTGATGCCCTGCGGTGACTCTTTGGCGTGATGCCACCCCTTTGACCTTCACCTGAATTTCCCCCAATGGGACTAACACTTCTGGAGGCCGCCAAGGCTGATACCAATCAGCAACGGGTGGTCGTTATTCGCGCTCTCTCCGAGAGTCAAGTGATCCGCATCGTACCGTTTCTTAACGTACAGGGCGGCATTGATTACCTCACTGAATCTCAATTGCCTGCGGTTGGCTTTCGCGGCCTAAACGAAGGCTTTGACGCCAATTTCGGTGTAATGAATCCCGATTACGAACGGGTTAAGCCGTTTGGTGGCGACATTGATGTGGACATGCACATCATGAAAAACAAGGGCTCGCAGGCAAAAACTCAACAAATTGAGGCTTCGCTGCGCTCGATGCGACTCACGTTTGAGGATTACTGGTTTAACGGCGACGAGGCAGTTGATCCCCGTGCGTTTGATGGGCTTAAGAAACGGATTGGCACAGAAAGCTCCCAGGCTTTCAATTCCAACGGTGCATTTTCGCTATCCAAACTGGATGAGCTAATCGACTCTGTTGAGGGCGATAACAAGGTTATCCACATGGGCAAAGCGATGCGGCGGCTTCTCACTGCCGCTTCTCGTAGTACCACCATTGGCGGGTTCCTGACTACCACCAGGGATGAATTTGGCAGGCTGATCACTACTTACGGTGAGACGCCGATTGTCGTTACAGACACCAACGCCCAGAACGTCCCCATCCAAGGCTTCACTGAACCCGGTAGTACCACCAGCGTTTATTGCGTCGCCTATGGCGATCAACAAGTCACGGGCATCCAAGGCCCTGATTCGGCTGGTGGGTATGGGATTGACGTAACGGCATTCGGGCAGGCCCAGGACGCTCCAGTTGATCGCACCCGGATTGAATGGGGGGCTGGCCTTGCAATCTTAAACGGCAGATCTGCTGCCCGCGCCTACGGCATCACCAATGCCGCAATGACCGCCTGATCATTGCTCTATTGATCCATCCATTCCCTAATTTCCTGAGGTTTTGATTCATGGCACGCGCAACTGGACTGGCCCCCCGAAGGGGCTATCTACTGGATGCAATGACCGTAATGGTCGGCGAAGTCAAGGCCGGTGCCCGTGGCCGAGTTGCAGAAACTCGTACCGGTGCCGCTCGGTTGCTTACTACCAACCTGGCAGCCCAGAACGATTGGAAGCTAGT